GGGCACGTTGACATTACTGCACAAGGAGATAACTCTAAATTTTACGTTGTTTGGAACACAAATTCAACTTCCACTGGTGATTCCAGTTTAGCTGACTGGATTGGAGGTTATGGTCTTGTTGTAGATCCTGCTGGAGGAACGACTTGGACAAGAATTGGTAGCGGTCAAAATAGCACCGCAGTTAATAATGTAAAATTTTTCTCAACTAGAGCTTCCATGTATGGGGATGCGGGTAACAACACTTTTTGGGTATTACAAGGCAATGGTAGTTACCTGTACACATCAACAGTTAGTTCAGAAACTACATTAAGATTTGCTGTTGAATATTATCATTATGACAATGCAGAACACGGTACTCTTTTAATCAACCGCAATGAAAACGACGGTACTGGAAACGAGCCGTTTCGTGGCAGTTTTGCTTCTACAATTAGCGTCATGGAGGTAGCAGCATGATTGAAAGAGCCCTTAAAAACCTTGCTCCAAGTGCTGGCTGGGTGATTACTAATGGTGTGATTGATTGGCTCAGTCCAGACATCACACAACCTACTGAAGCAGAAATCCAAGCTGAGATTGCACGTCTTGAGGCGGAGCAACCGTGGAAAGAACTACGTCAAAAGCGTAACCGTTTGTTAGCTGAAACCGATTGGGTGTCAATGAAAGCCCTTGATGCATCAATTGATGGTCTTGGTATTCAGCTTCCTCAAGTGTGGATGGATTATCGTCAAGCATTAAGGGATTTACCAGCAAATACAACGGACCCAGCAAATCCAGATTGGCCCGTTAAACCAGGAGGTGGAGCATGAGCATTAAGTTACCAGGAGCATCAGACGGATCAGTTGAGATAGACGTTCCCGCCTCTTGTGGATCTGATCTTAGTGTGACCATCCCAGCAACTACTGGTGACATTGTTATCAAAGGCACGGATGGATCAGTTGATCTTGGTGCGATTGATATTGCTGCAAGCGCCCCTGCTGACTCTGTAAATATCGACAGCTCCGGCAGGCTTTTAGTTGGCACGTCTAGTACAGCTCAAAACAGTACACTTGTCCTTCAAGGAAGAGGTAGCGCTACAGGAAGCGCCATTGTCCGTGCATCTACGACGGAAGCAGTTCCAGGGAATGGTTTCGGTTTAGGTAGCCTTTACTTTTGCAATTCTGTTCATGCCACTGTCAGCGGAGTGGAATCAGTTAGAGATAGCGGCACTTGGACAAATGGTACCAGTCACCCATCACGATTAACATTCTTCACTACTGCCGACGCAGCGAGCAGCCCGACGGCAAGAATGACAATTAGAGAAAACGGTCAAATTGAAATACCTGACACTTACAATTTTACTTCTGCAAACGCTGCAAATGTTTTTATTAACTCAACCGGATTCCTACGTAGATCGACATCATCAATTAAGTACAAAACCGACGTCGAAACCTTAGAAGACTCTTATGCTGATGCCATTCTGGGATGTCGCCCTGTTTGGTATCGCTCTACAACAGGTAACGACAACCCTGAGCACGGTTATTGGGGCTTTATTGCTGAAGAAGTTGCAGAAATTGACCCTCGCCTGGTTCACTGGAAGACGACGGAAATTAGTTACGACGAGAACGGTTCCGCAGTTGAAGCGCCTTGTGATCCAGAACCAGAAGGCGTCCAATACGATCGATTTGTTCCCCACTTGCTGAACCTGATCAAGCGTCAAAAAGAACAGATCGAAACACAGGGCACAGCTATCGCCGCACTTGAAACCCGCCTAACCGCACTTGAAGGAGGTGCATCATGAGCACAATTAAAGTAAACCGAATTGAGAACACCTCCACAACTGATGGTGGTGTGTCTATTGATGTTAATGGTCACGTCACGATTGACGGTCAGCAGATGCCTACCGAAGGCAATAGCAACCTCAATTTAATTCACAACCCGCACATGGGTTGGAGTAGCAGAGGTTTTGCTAATGGAACAGGTAGAAAAGGCGTTTTTGCCTGTGATCGCTGGAACGGAACATGGTTGAATCAAGACGATTTTACTCAAAGTCGGCTTACTCTAGATGCCAGCGATGATCCATTCGATGAAGGCAATAGACATGCTCTGCGTATTACAAGCACAGGCAATCATACTGCTGCTGGCGACTATTGCTGGGTACAGCAAGGTATTTCTGGAGGCGATGTACTAAATTTTGGCTGGCGCTATAGTAACTCTAATAGTTATATTACAGTGTCATTTTGGATTAGATCTTCTGTATCCCAAAAATACATTGTCACTATACAAGCAGTTGAACCAGCTCCAGACAGGATGTACAGCTTTGTCACGGACACATTGGTGGCTGGCGAATGGACTTTAGTTACCAAAACAATCCCTGGCGATCCAACCAGTACCCAGCTTCTAAGAACTACTGCCGCACGTTATTATTTAAGGTTTAATCTTTTCTCTGGCAGTGATTTCACTGATCCTTCAGTTTCTTTCAATACTTGGTATGATTATGCGACTGATGCTCGGACTCCAGATGTAGATAACACATTCGCCAGTACAGCTAATGCAACTGTTGATATTACAGGAGTAATGATTAATCTGGGTTCTTTGCGAGGTGCATATAAAATGATGCCTTATGCAGAAGAACAGCAGCTGATGGCTCTATTTTGCAGAAATATCGCTGAAGGAGAGCATTATGCACTTGGAATGGCAGCTTATTATACAAATACTGCAGCTTATATGACAATGCCGCTCAGTCCAAGGATGCGTGGTACGCCTACTGCATTTATTGCAGCAGGAACAAACACCTATGATATTTTTAGAAGTAGCGGTGCTGATAGTTGCGATTCCCCCGCCCTTACTAACAATGCACGTCCGTGGTGTGTAGAGTTCAGTTTTACTGGGAACGTATCTGGCACAGCCGGTCAGGCTGGTTTTGTCCGAACTGACAATACTAGCTGTAGAATTTTTCTTGACGCTGACATCTCATGACTTACAAACTTCTTAATGATCCTTTGACAGGTGAACCAGCCAACATGGTTGTTTTAGACGGTGAGTTTTACGTCCCATTTGCTGAGGACAATACTTATTATCAACGCTACCTGGAGTGGCTAGCCGAAGGTAACGAACCACTACCCGCTGATGAACCACCAGCAGCAGAGTAAACCTTAATAGATTTATAACATCTAATACAAAAAATAACCATGTATTTCTTTTAACATAAGAAGTACGTGGTTATTTTAATGGATTCAATTAGTAAAGAATCTTGGAAAAAAATTAAAGATCACATGGAATCTGTTGGTAAAACAGATAACTTTTATTATAAAAGAGCAGTAGCTATTCTTCAGGGGAAGAAAGATCCTCTTGCTCAAACTCTTCAAAAGCCTGAAGAGCATCAGTAATTGCTTTAATGAAGTCTTTTTCAGTCCAGTTATTAAACTGAGATTCAAATTTATTTAATGGATCCCAGTCAATAACAAAGGATCCATCTTCATTTTCGTAGACATCCATAGTTTACCCCTTAGGTTTTCCTTCTGGAAGGATAGTATCGTAATCTCTGTATTGATTATCAGAGTTACGAATTGCTAATCCTTTAATCAACGGCTTACCATTCTTTGTGAATGAGAATATATCATTCAAGTTAAGTTGACTCTTACAACAATCTAATAACAAAGAGATAAAACGTTTCTGTCCAACTGGTTTTGAACCTGTTGCTTCGCAGTACTCACAGTAGCTTGGATAAAGATGGAAGTTACTGTTGTAGTATCGTTGTGATACCTCTTTATCAGTATTAGGAATTTTCTTACCAACAGAGACAACATTATCAAGGTCAATAACAACTTCTGATTGCATCCATTCAATCAAGTTATTACTATTAACCATAATATTGTTGCGTACTTTCTGTAAAGAAGGAGCAAGTTCATAGGTATCAAGTAAGTACTGACGCATTTCAGTGTCAGACATTTGTAAAACCCAGTTAACAAGACCTGGTAAATAGTCTTTCCATACACCAGTAATACGACCTTTATCAATTTTGATCATATCTTTAGCTTCTGAGTTCTTACTATAAAGTTTTCTATTGAACTCAATTGTTAAACGCCGACGAGTTAAACCAGAAGTGTTATCGGTGGTTTGAATTGGTTCGTTAGCAGCAACCATAACCATGCCGGTGTAAACAAAAGGCTCACCAATATTTTTCATCTTCTCTTCATAACGGAGATTATCACCGCCGGTCATTGCTTTAAAGACCTGAGCAGAACCACCGTAACGTTCAGAGTCGTTAATTAAAGTTAGACGTTTATCTTTAATAGAGGACAGCTCAAAACGAGATTGTTCTAACTGATTCAGAGAAGTACTGGCGTAGTTACCGGCACCGACCATGGCACAACACAGATTGGCGAAGGTTGATTTACCTCTTCCTCCTGGCCCAACAATTTCAAGAAAGCGTTGAATTTCGTTTCCATGTCCGACAAGGCAGGAACGTAGCCAGGCTCTAAGTACCTGCACTCTTGACTCGTCATTGTACTGGGTGCGATAGATCCATTCTGTAATGGGTCCAGGATCGATAGTGGGATTGTAATTAAAATCAAGCCCCCAAGTAATATAGTCTTCTTTGTTATGATCAAAAAATTCACCACTTGATACCTCCAGTACACCGTTCAAGAAAACGATTTTATCAGTGGAATCATTCCAGTGAATGCGATAAATTTTTTGTTTAAGTAATTCAACAATATCAGTGATCAAGTTGGCAGTAAATCCACCTGGTGTGTACTGATTATTTGAAGTTAATTCATCTTGAATAATGTGATGAAATTCTTTACGGTACTCTTCTTTTCTCCAGTAACCACGGTTAGGCATGTAGTACATGAAGGTATCAAAACGTGGGTCATAAGACCAACCAACATTTAGTACCCATTCATGAAGCATAGATGCAATGTCAGAAGAGGGAGGATTCTTCTGCTTGTTATCTTTACTTTTTGTACCTTTAAATGGTGAGATACCATGAGCAAAATCAAAGATACCACCAGCTTCAAAGTCACCAGCTAACTCAACGTCTTCACCACTGCTTTGAATGGTTGCAATAAGATCATCAAGCATGTTTGTAGCTTGATTCTTCTCATTTGTAGTCTGTTGGATACGTTGATTAACTTCTTCAAAGCTAAAAGCGTAACCACCCATATCAACCCAGCCATCTTCTTTAGCCAT